CGCCTCGGCCTTGTTGTTCTCTGCGGTCTCGTCCGGATCAAAAGAGATGCCCTTCTCGATGCAAGCAAGCATCTCCTTGGTCTGGATGAACGCCGAGCAGTTGTCGCAGCGGGACTTCTTGGCCTCTGCCGGAGTTGTGTTCCACATCTTTGCAAGACGGTTCCAAAAGGGGGCGCTTGGAGACTGCGGGTTCAGAGGGCCGTAGCCGTACTCCTTGATCGCGTGGTTGCGGTTTTTAAGGTTTACGTGGACGTCTTGCGTGGCCACCGGACAAGCCTTCGGAGACTTGTAAGCACGTCGCAGAGCTTCGCCAACAGCGGGGGTTTTGGCCATGGTCCGTGGATCCCGTAGTCGTATTTGCAGGAGGAGGGGGCTTTCATTCCAGATCAGACATGTCGTATTTGGCGATGGTGCTGCCGCGATCATTCATCACGTACACCCGACCGTGTCTCAGCTCATGAAGAACCTTGTTGTCGCCATCAACGATGGTGAGCCCCTCCTTAAGGGTAAGGTTCTTTTCTGAAAACAGGGCCACGTCCTCGCCGTTGCTGTAGAACACGACCCGTTCGCCAGAGTACAAAAGTTCTAAGTTTCCTAGGATGTGCTTGATTGTGAACATGTTCTTCGTCTTCTTCTGTTGATCGGCGGATCGCCCGCCAAGGTTCTTGTACTACAAAATATGGGTGGGGGGTAGGGGATCCTTTGATGTTTGTTGACAATTCGGGGGAGCCGGATTTTTTACGTTTGGTAACTTAGTGAGGAAAATCGGGTTTTACGCGCGCCCGCGAGACCCGCGCCGTCGTAGGGGGGTGACGGGTTTCTGACAGGCTGTTGCTCAGGTCCAGTTTGACCCCAAGGGACCCGCGTGGCATGGACCTTGCATGGCGTGTCGCTTTCTTGTTTGTTCACGAGTTCGTGATGTTGACTATGTTCACCTGGTAGTGTCTACTTCTATTGCAGGCTTCTGATTTGCCTGCGCCCATAGAAAGAAAGGGGATAAAACATGATCACTTACAAGAAAGTCGGAGGCCTTCATTTCCTGCGCATCGGCAGGGTAGGCTTTTCGTGGTTCGTGTCTAAGAAGAAGGTAGCGCCCCGTGTGCTGCCCGGCACGATCACCCCGCGCCTGACGCTGGCGCAACAGAAGCGGGCGCAGGCGGAACACCTTGCGTGGTGTAACGCCATGTCACGCGGCAATTGATCCAACAGGCGGGGCGCAATGCCCCGCCATTCCACAGAAAGGGAAACACCATGACCGATCATCCTGTTAACCAAAGCATCGCCGCCGCCCTCGCGTCCCTCTCCGGCGCGTTCGCCTCTCTGCAACGCGAGGCGCAGCACACGAAAGGCCTAGTCGCGGCTCTTGAGGCGCGCATCGCGGACCTTGAGGCGAAAGCGGCAACGCCTACCGTCATCCCGACCGTGACCGCTCTTGCGGCGCGCGGACCCGAGTTGACCACGTTCGAACGTGTCTCGCGCCCTGTGCGCGATGGCCAATGGTAAAGGGGAAAGACCATGTCAGATAGCTATATCACAGTAGACGAAAAGAACGGTGTCACTGGTTTCCATGGACCCGACGCGACCCGGCTCTTGCATGCCCGGACCGTCAAGCATGCTCTTCGGGCATGCAAGATTGGTTTTCGCCTGACGCGGACCGCGACCCCGACCCGCTCGTTTGCGATGGCCAGCAAGATCACCGGCAAGACGTACAAGCGTGGCCAGTACGATCAAGCCATCGCCGACGTTAACGAATGGATATGGGCCATGGAAGCGGCTCTGCCGGTCGTGCAACGATAACCAACCGGGGGAGCGCAAGCTCCCCCATTCCACAGAAAGGGAAACACCATGCAGACAATCGAAACCATCCTCTTCACTGCCACTTGGCTCTTCATCGGCGCGGTTGCCGCCTTGTCTCTGTTCTAAGAAAGGAACGCACACATGACACGTCCTATCCACACCATCGCGAGCGAGATTGTCGCCGATTGGAAAAAACCTTACTTTGGCGCGGTCCCCTATCTCGCGGCGATGCAATCTCTGGACACGATAGACGACGACTACGGTTATGACGACGCGCGGACCGTCATCCTGTACTTCATGGCCAATGCCACGACGTGGCGCGGGGCCAAGGCCCGGGAGATCAAAGCCGAGTTGAAAGCACTGACGGCGCGCCGCTAGTCCGGATCCGCGCTACCATCCCCCGGTCGAAAGGCCGGGGGATTTTTTGTGCCTGTTTTCCTGTACAATTATATCTAAGGCCCGCGCCAGACGAGGCCCGCGCGCGTGGGGCCGGGGCGCATCTCAATTGCATCTAAGGCCCGCGCGCGAGTGTGGGGCGAGTGTGGGGCGAGTGTGGGGCGAGTGTGGGGCGCATCTCAATTGCATCTAAGGCCCGCGCCGAGCGAGGCCCGCGACTAGCTATGCGCCAGACGCATGGCAAAATAAATTCAAAAACAGCTTGCATTCCCCTTATTATTCCCTATACTTACACCGTTAACCAGCCGCAGAAAGGGCTCTCCTATGATCAAGACCGCAGCCGAGATGATCAAAGCACTACGCAAGGAAACTTTCGTAGGCGTTATTCTATACCGTGGGCCGAGCCTATTAGACGGCGCGCCGATAGTTGTTATCGCGAACCGTATCACGACCGCGAGCGATAACAGCAAGACCGGCGCGATGGTCCAAACTTTCATCATTCGCGCCGACGCCGACCCCGTGGCCGCATTGCGCGCGGGACTTGATAGCAGCGTCTGTGGGGCCTGCATGCATAGGCCCGCGAATAATGGGACTTGCTATGTTAATGTTGGGCGCAGTGTTGCCAGTGTTTACGGGGCCTTCACGCGGGGCAGATACGCCGAGCCGGGCGTTGACTATGACCGGGCCATTCTCCCAGACTTGTTTGCGGGCCTTGCGTTTCGCATGGGGACCTATGGGGATCCCACGGCCGCGCCTTTCCAGATCTGGCGCGCTTGCACGTTGAACGCGGCCGCGATTAACGGTTATTCGCATCAATGGCGTGACAAGCGTTTCGCGGCTTTCAAATTGCTTTGCATGGCCAGCGCGGACAGTAACGCGGACCACGCCGACGCCCACGCTATGGGATGGCGTACCTTTAGGGTGAAGGCCATCGGCGCGCCGAGCCTGCAAGGCGAGGTGACCTGTCCCGCGTCAAAGGAAGCTGGACAGAAGACCGTCTGCGCAGACTGTAGGGCATGCGGTGGCCAGAGCGCCAAGGCCCGGGCGTCTATCGTAATTGAGGCCCACGGCGTGACAGCTAAACGCTTTCAGGAGGCCTGAGCATGAAACGCTTTGTCGTGATGGCCACTAAACACTTTGAAATTACCGTCGAGGCTGAGAATGAAGACGAAGCCTATGACGCCGCGTTTAGCGTTCCACTAGACCAGTGGCGCGACGAACATGAAATGGCAGTTGAGATAGAACCATTGGCAGAGGAGGCTTGAAACATGGTCCAGACCACCAAAGAACAGCGACGCGCCCTAGGGCGCGTCTATTCCCGCGTCCCTCTGGGGATCCCCTATCGCGCCTTTCGCGCGTCAGTGCAGCCGACGTTCGGGTGCGATGGCGCAATCTGCGTCCAGTGGCAAGGCATGTGGCTTTGCATCGAACGTGATGGTTATTGCCACACATGATTTGATCAAAGGCCCGCGACCACGCGGCCCGCGACCCCCGGGTTCCAACACCCGGGGGTTTTTTTGCGTCAAATTGTTGAACCGGCTTGGACAATTGGATCAAAGGCCCGCGAGCTATGCGTCTGGCGCATGGGTCTGATTGCATCTAAGGCCCGCGCCGCCGCCATGTCGAGGAACATGGCCAATGGATCACTATAGCTAAGTGTCTGATCTGGCTCAATATTTCCCGTGGTGTCGTCCCAAAGGTCCGTGATCCGTGAACCGTTGTAAATCCTGAGAACCTCGGCCTCTGGATGGCTGACCATGTTCCAGACGCATGGCGACACCCGAGATCTCGCGGTTTGCCACGCAATTTGAGCGGGACGCCACAGCCCGGCGGTTTTGTAGGCCTTGGTCTTACAGACCTTTAGCTCCACCCATATCTCAATAGGCGATTGCTGGCCCTGCGGAGGCCACTGGTAGGCTCCATTGATGTCGGGGATACCTGCCCCTACCCGCGCTTCAATGCGCGTCCAGTGGGCCACCCTGTCCGTCTCTCGCTTCAGACGTTTCCAGATCTCAGCCTCGGTTTTCACTGGTCAATTTCCTCGGCCATGCGCTGGCGATCCTCCTCGGGGATGAAGTCGGGGATCCCATCAGGATCGCGGGAGGTGGCGACCATGTCGATGGTGGGGGAAGTGGCATTCATCAGCACGGGGAACTGCTTCTGAAGCTTGGCAATCTCGGCGATGACGTCCTCGCGGGACATCTGGTCGATCTTGCCCACGAGGATCTCGCTACGCGACACGTAGAGCCCGCCAGCCTGTCCCCGGGACTTCTCTGCCGCCACCGCTGCGGTGTAATTCCCCTTTTCGAGCGCCATGTCACGGATGCGGGCAAGCTGGCGGATGTGGCTGTCGAAGGTCACCTCGTATTTTCGGGCAAGCTCCTCCTTGATCTCGGCAATGCGGACAAGGATGTGGGGATAGTCCCGGCCATTCAGGAACCGGGACGCCGCCCACGATGCCGTCCCGTCACCATACCCAGCCTGTTTAGCCGCCTCGGTGCGGGTGAC